TACCGGCACGAAAACCCCTCCGTGTTGATTCCCGTTTCATCCGCTTCGATGCCGCGCTGGCCTGTGGTGAATCCAACGTATTGCGTCGCGAGAGACATGAGTTAGACGGGTTCGCCTCCGAGTTCGATGATTTGCTGGTTGAGTTCCGCCACCCTCGCTTCGGTGCGGGATATTACACTTTGCTGTGCAGCTTTCTCGCCCTCCGTGATGCCTTCTTGCTTCAGCGCCTCTACCGCTGCCGAATGCTGCCCCGCCTTGGTGCGAATCATCGCCTTGCGCTGGTCGATCTTGGCTTGGGCTTCGGAGGTCATTGCAAGGGTGTCTTATGCGCAGGCCGACTAACTGTCAATCCCGGGATGTTGCGGATAATCTCGGTCCGGTATTTCGAACAAATCGGATTGGTTCCGAAAAGTCGTTTGATTCGACTTCTGATCGTCTTCATATCTCCGCCAGAAAGTAAAAGGTCTTGGCTCGCTTCCGGCCATTGTCCTCCGTTGTGAATTCACCTTCCTCGCTTGGATCTTGGCAGCGGATTCCAGAGGCGTTGATGATGACTAGCGCTGGCGCGCCCGGCGCCAGGATCATGCCAGCCTCAATCTCGTTGATGGCCATCTGCATTTTGGCTGTATCATCAGCCGCGAAATAGAGCGTGACGTTTACCAGCACTTTCCACACGAGCACGTCTCCGACATTCAGACCGTAAACCTCCGGCTTTCTCGGGAGCGCACTGCACGTAATTCGGTCCTTGTTTTTCAACGCCGCGCCCTCCTCCGATTGCACGAATATCTGCCCGGCCGGGATGATCGATAGCAACGCTGAATTCTGGTTCAGCAACGCGACCGAAAGACGCTCGCAGGAAAGTTCGAGAGGCGCGCTCATTCTAAAGCCAGTTTCTCCAATTTCGGGGATGGTATCGCTATCGCAATCCAGCGCCCTTTTATCCTACGAATCCGCATTTTGCAAATTCTCACCGGATTGATTTCAACGCCACGCTTGCATGCTGCCTCAATTGCTCTTTCCAGCAATGTCACATCGAGACTCATTTCTGCCTCGATCATGCGTTCACCGAAGAGAAGTCCGCGGCCACGATATACGCGATACCGTTGTTGCGGGTGAAGTTGAGCAAAAGTAGCTCATGCCCATCAGCTTCCCCGTTGCACGAGATCGGCGTTTGCTTTGGCGGCTCGGATTGGATGTCACTGAGGCGCATCTGGATATTCCATCCGCCGCCTTCCGCATGTGGCCCTTCGACGTAGATGTCATCGAGATTGATCTGTGAAACAATCGCTTCGGCATCGACGCAGAAACCTTCGATGGTAGCCAGGATCGCGATTCCGATTGAGCGTGTCTGTGCGGCATAGAGCCCTTCCCATGCGGCGACCATTCGGCTCTGCGCCGGAGCGCTATCGACGATCAGAATCGAATCATCGTCCGTCAGCACCACCTGATCGCTATCTGTGACGAGATTGGGCATCAGGAATTCGGAATCTTGGCGCTTAAATGTTAGGGATTTTTTGGGCAGCGAGCATGACTTGCGTAGCCTGCGCCCATGCTACCACAGCTACAAGCGCCGCATCGGCGGCTGCGTCCAGTCCAGCGAGTGCGCCACCCCCTCCATAGCTTCCCAGGCCGTTCTTACTTCCTGCGGCGGCACCTGCTGTCCATCCACTATCAACTGTGAGCAATACCGGCCCGAAAATAGGATATGCGTGAATGTCATAAATACTTCCGTCCTGCCAGGACGACGACCCGGATAATATGCTAACAGTCAAATTTCCTGCTCCATCGTTACCCGTCACTCGGAACACCCCATAGGTCTCCGCTCCAGTAAAGAGAAGTATTCCACCAATGATGGAAATCGGAACCTCATAAGAATTCGCATCCAAATGCGATAGCGTAATAAAGGATGTCGATCCAATAGCCGCGTTGTCTGGGTGGAATTTTCCGTTCCCGATAGAGGTGACGTCACAGGTGAACCGGAATAGTGAATCTGATGATAGAATACCCCCCCCGCTGCCATCCGCATTTTTTACCGAAGTAAAGCCCGCAATCGCGCCGAAGCTCGCGCCTCCGGTGGGGGTGGCGATGGAGGCTCCGTTTTGGAGTTGGAGAACGCCCGCGCCGCTGCTTGCGCCACCGATGATGAATAGCTGGTCGGCTGTCCCGTTGCGTTGGGCGAGGGTGTTGAGCGCCCCAATAAGTGATGTCCCTCCGTTCCAAGTTAAGGACGGTGGTCCGCCTCCCTGTTTGTATAATGTAATCTCAGACGAACCCGTAAAAGAGATAGCGGAACCATTGCCTGCGATACCCGCCAAGAATCCGTTGGTGATGATGTCGCCATTAACTTGAACCCCAGTAAAAGTCCCAGCCAAAGGATTGCTTCCGCCAATCACCGTCCCATTGATCGTGCCTCCGGTGATCGCCACCGCCGCTGGGTCGAAGGCGATGTTTAGCACGTTTCCGAGGCCCACGTCGGACTTAGTCACCGTCACATTGCTGCTCAGCGCGTGGCCGTTGACGGTGATGGTCTGGGGGACGTAGGCGGTGCTGGTGAAAGCATTGGTGCCGAGGGTGCCACCTGTCCCGATATTGAGCGTGCTTCCTTCTGTCCCTGCGAGGATAAGCGTATTGCTGACCGAGAGCGTCTTGCCGCTGGTGATGACGACAACCGAGGTCGAAACCTTTCCAGTCAATGCTGAGGCCAAGTCTGTTTGATTCGAGAGTGTTCCGGTGATAGCGCCCCAAGTTGCGCCGCCACCGATGGCCGCTTGAAGGTCCGGGAAGGTCATCTTTCGAAATAAATAGCCTCCATCCAATTGCTTCACGCCCCACGCAACCAAGTCATCCGCACTCAACGTCGTCGTCGCTGCCAGGTTCGCAATGTTGACTTCGGTGCTCATGGCTCTTGTTACTCCGCTTTCTCCGCAGGCTCAATCATCTTCGGATCGAAGCGGTATTCCTTCGGGCCGATGTGACCAAGGGTAATCGTCGAATCGACGAGCGTCTTGAATCCGAGCTTGTGCGCCTCTTCGCAGAAATACCAGTCCTCGGAGATCCATTCACGAATTGGGAATCCTGCATCATCGCTTCCGTCCCGCATCGTGGAGAAATCTCCGGTGACAATCCCCGATTTGAAAAACTGCCACTCAACGCGCCCGTGATTATGGAAACGCAGCGCAGGGCCTCCGCTTTCCTCCTTCATCGCCTCGAATACCTCACGCCTCACACGCATGAATCCGCGGCCGCTGCGGCGAACCTCGATCAATGACGAGCCCGCTATCTCACGAGGCCCATCCGGCAAAG